AAAGCTCTGATGTCCCTTGACTTGGTTATGATTAAATTGATATAAAGGTATCTCTTGAATAAATCTATATAGAGTATCTGGCTCTGTATTGTCTTGATGAGTTGAAGTTGCTCTATATAAAGCTACTGCTGTAACTCTATCAGATATTTGAAAGTTATCATTTATAACTAACTCTACTTGTATTGATTGACTTATCCCAGAAGAATTATGTATAGAATTTCTTGTTGATATAAGAGGAGACTCCTGATAACCGTCATATATAAGTGAGCATACATAAAATACTTTATTACAAGCAATACCAGACCAAGTATTAGCCCCTCCATTCTCTACTGGTGTTCCTACACTAAACATAGTTACAGCAGAGCTATATTGATTAGGTGCATTAACTTGACCAGCAAATAATGGTTTATATAGACCTTTAATATTATGTGCCCCAATAGGAACTGAGTTAATAAAAGCACATTCCGTCCCACCCGGATACCAAGTGGTGAAAGCCGTACTTTGTGGTGGTGGACCTGTTCCAGATTGTCTTAATATATTACCGTGTTCACACATTCTATAAGAAAGTTTATCGTCGTTATCAGCACCTGTACTAGCTATTGTAGCTGTCTTAACCATATTAGTAGTCACATTAGCCGCCCCATAAAGACCTGATGATGTTGTGCTATTAGTATCATCTTCATTCCAGTAAGCATAAGCAGTTTGATTGTCTAGAGCATCAAAGTCTGTATCTGTATTTATATTACAATCATTGGGAAATAATTGTGGCTTAGAAGGGTCTGATAAAGATTGTGCGTGACCAGATTCAAGTCCCCATCTAAAGGTTTGTAATTTTCTATTTCCGGGTCTAACATAGTGTAGTAAATGTCTTCTTCTTTCAGTTCCATAAGTTGAACAAACAATATTGCCCCAAGTATGAAAATTTGCGTGTTTACTAGGTGCATCATCTTTGTGAAAAAGACCTTTATTTGTACCAGATGCGGCTTGGAATGCTCCCGGACCCGATATCACCCAAGTTGGAATAGTATAACTACTTCCACACGCTTCTCTCCATTTACCTAGATAGCCACCATTAGGATTTGAATCTTTCATATGACAAAATGCTTTCTGTCTTTCTGAACCATCGTTTCCTGAATCAATAGGTATAGCATATGTTATCCAATTACATCCTCTGAATAACCTTGCAGATTGATTACTAGCTCCATTTGCCATAACTGGTCCAAAACACTCTGTATTCCAACCAGAACCTGTGTGTGATTCAGAGCCAAATGCACCACCATTATTAATATACTGCTGGGATGTAGTTCCCATTGCTGATTTAGCCTGATACCAACTAACACTATTGCCCCTACTCTTTGGTGTTTGAGTTTGGAGCGTAAAGAGTATTATCGGAGTAGTACCCTCGCCACTACTAACATTATTAAATCCAGCAAATGTTAAGCAATATTGAGAGGCTTGATTAAATACTGGCTGTCTTTGAGTTTGCCCAGCATAAAAGTTTGCGTGTATTGGTACAAAGTCTGGCATATCTGCTGTATGAGTTGTATTACCTACACTTATGCTTCTAGAAGCTCCTGCGTGAATACTTCTTTGAAGATAGTACATATCACCACCTTGGTTGGTAGTGTGACTTGCACCTCTACTAAACAAAGAAGGGGTTATATTTTTTAATTGTGATGATTCAATTACATTATCTGGTGTGTGCATAGCACTTGTAGTAAGCTCACCAGACTGAAAAAGCCATTGATAATTTATTCGTTCTGAATTATGCCAACTAGCAGTTCTATTTCTATTCCTAGATACAACAATAGTCCATCTATTATTAGCATCATCAAAATCAGACATTTTAGGTACTATTAGGAAATCTCCATAAGATTCAATCCCTCCACCAGTAGTAGGGAAATCATCAAGACCTTGCCCTTCAGGTCTAGCTATATGAATTGTATTATACATATTGGCACCTTGACCTACATAAGTTGAACCACCTGCAGTATTTAAATCCCAAAGGTCTATTGTTGCACCGTGATTTGTTGGGTCATCTGGCTCTCTTAATACAGCAAATCCATCACAATAATCTCCGTGCATTTTACCATACCATCTTTTTACCATTATAGGCATAGTAGGTGTGCCAAATTCAAATAAATGTAAATCAGGGATATTCTGAACTATGACCCCTTGAAAAGGAGTTCCATCGTGATTCCCTGCCTTTACACCAACGATTACTTTAGAATTTGTTATATTCGCTCCACCTCCACCTCTTAAGACAACGCTAGAATCGAATACATCTGTTTTTGGATTATCGCTTCCAACTAAAACATCCATTGCTGGAACAGACTTTAATTCTAGTTCTCCTTCTCCATTGAATCCATTATGCTTTGTGTATCCAAGAAACTGAGGAGCATATTCTTTACCTTTTGCAATGTATAATTCTTTGTTCTTCTTTTCAAAATCAAGTGTTAGGTTTTCATTTGAGCCACCTATATTCAGTATACTCTCTCTTATCTGAGGATTATCTCCATCTATACCTTCTATACTTTTTACATTTCCATTGCTAGGATTAATAGCAACCATATGTCTTTCATCATCAATGTCTATAGTTTCTATATATTTAAATATTCCACTTACTGGGTCTAGTTTAACTTCGGGTAATGTGCTAAATGTCCACTTGTCTCCGGGGTAGTAATTAGCTCTTAATGGTCTAGTGAATTTTATATATATGCCAGTGCTACCTAATTGATAAGCTGTATCAACTGCTATATCAGCATCAGTACTATAATTACTCCAATCATCATCGCTAACACCTTTACTTCTGTACTTCCAAGTTTCATCTTGGTTACCATCTTCAGTAACAAGTACTTCAAAGGTTGTTTCTTCTGTGACAGAAGGTGTGCCATATATATCAAGATAGTTTTTATTATATAGTGGCATTAGTCTGTTATCGGTGCGTTGTCCATAGCGGCTGTTGATTGTTCATTTACTGCAGAGAATCCTACCGAAGGCTTTACATAAGCAACTGTTGAAAATTCATTAGTAAATCCATTTGTCTTTAATATTTGCACTGTAGGAATACCTTTAAGTTCTCCTCCAGTTAAAGGGTCGATATTAAGACTTTTAGTAGCGGCGTCGTGTGGTATATCCAATTCATCCTTAGGATTATTAACAATTCCAGTACTAAAAGAGTTTATTTCATATATCTGTTTAGGCATTATTTATTTCCATCAATTATTTTACCCCATAAAGAAGTAACACCATCAATAATATTAACAACGTGAACTGTAAACCTGTCATTAGTATAATATTCCACGACTGCGAATGCGTGTGCCCAATTAGTTTTTCTATTACCAAGCCAAGCATTTGCTTCATCTGACATATCCTTTAAGCATCCTATAGACCACGCCGACTTTGGACCATCTATGTGCGTTACTGAGTTCATTTGCAAATCGTGATGATGACCATACATTATATTGCATCCAAGTTTTAATAAGTGATTCCTTGCGTGAGCTATTCCTCCATAATGGTTCCCGTGATAAAAGTGTAGATGTCCAATCTTTAAATACTTTCCATTTGGATGATATGTATATCCTCTTTGTTTTAATAAGAGAGCCTCCTTTACTGATAACCCTTGTAAATAAGGATTCTCTTTTGAAAAATCGTTTAACCATTGTTCGTGATTCCCTTCAATGAAATGTCTTTCCTTGCACTTAATTTTATCAAGAGCTTCATCAATAATGTCCATTCCTTCATTAACTGCTTTAATATCTTCATATACTCTAGGTAATTGGTACTCCAAAGGTGGACGCTTCCTTTTCTTCCATTGCCAATGAGAGACGCTTTCCCACTCACCCGTGTCTCCAAGGTCAACGTAGAAATCAGGCTTAACAATCTTAATTGCTTCGCAAACCACATTAATAGCTGGTTCATCGTGATGTGGAAAATGTTTGTCTGGTGTGATGATTCCACGTTTAATAACCTCATCACCTAATTTGGTAACTCTTCGCATATATTCTCAAGACCTCCTAAGTCCACCCAGAGCTTTGATGCTTTGTCTAGGTATTTTATGGTTGTACGTTTAGTGAAACGTAAGAACTTAGCCTCACATCTCACACACTCCCAGAACAAAGTACCTTCCTTCGCTCCAAGTAACTCTATCCCCTGTATACTATCATAGTCACAATGGGGACAATTTTTTGGAGGATATTTTGGAAATCTTTTAGTACATTCAAACTGCATTTCTTTAAAGACTTCTTTACCATCTTTAGAACTAGGTACTAACTGCTCTTCTATACCATCCATACCAATACTTCTCCAATGTCGGTTTTCTATTAACAAGGTCTGCGTAGTATTTAACTCTATAACTACGAATTCTTTCTAGCTCAACCCCTGATTTTAAAGATGCTTGAATTGTCTTAGGACCAATACCACCATCTATTGCTATCTTTTTACCTTTAGCACAAATAGCTTTTTGTAGTATCTTAACGGCTCTTGACTTCCCCATATTTACAACCATATCAAAAAATATAACTTGTAACTCTTGAGGTAGCCTATCACACTTAGCTTTTAACCAATAGTCTTTGTAATAGATATCCTTTACATCCTGTTCAGTAAGCTCCTTGATATTTAAGTACGGATATGCTTTTTTACTGATTCCCATCATAGTTTCTCCTCCGGGGTCATCAGGGTCGTTTACATATCCTCCTTCGTGTTTTAAAACAAGTGCTACTGCATCTTCAAACATCATTTTCCTTTGAACATTCCCTCGAGTAAATCTGTTACTACATCAACACACTTTTCAAAAAAGATTTGTTCTTTCTCTTCTGATACAAAAGGTATGTCAATCTTCTCATTAATCTTGGTAGCAATCATATCAGCCATTTCATCAGAACCTAGATGACCCATCATCTCGTCCTTCATCTTGTCTGCCTGTGCTTCTGCCAAGTCAACTAGCATTTTCTTAAAGTCCATTTTACGACTCCTTTATCTTTTTGGTTTTTAAATATAGGTAGTAAATCTGCACTGCAAACATTACACACATCAATACACCTGATAGTAAATCTGTCCAATATACTAATCCTAGACTAGTACTTATACTTGTTACTTTTAAACTGTCCACTATGATTTCCCATTTATACGGCTTAGATTACCTTTTACTTCCATTAGAATATCGCTTAAATCATTTAA